CTTACGCAAAAGAGTTATGTATGGGCAAACGCAACTACTGATGATTGGGTATGGGTACAGTTCCAGTCTAAGTGTCTAGCTACTGGATACAGTTGGACAACCTCGGATACCATAAGTATGGTTATCAAAGTTGCGGAGTCAATACCTCAGGGTGATAGCCATCTTGCTTATTGTATTCGTGTTGTTAGTACTGATGGTTCTGTAGTACGGGGCACGATTGGTGTTTACCAAGCAACTAGTACTGAATATCCCACATCACTTGCTAGTATAGCTACTCGTATTCACAGTGCCAGAACTGATGGAGCAAGTAACTTTAGTAGTCAGGCTGGCGATAGAATCGTTATTGAAATCGGACATTGGGGTGTTACACCCGATATTACAGCAACGGTCTATCACAACTATGGCGACCCATCTGCTACTGGAGATTATGCTCTTACTGCTGGTCTAACCACAGATTTATGTCCTTGGGTAGAACTCTCAAGAACTATTAGTTTTGACTTAACTAGTTCTAAATCTACTTACATAAAGGGTGCCACATCTCCTACTCCAACAGTAGCCCATGTTTATTTAAATGGTGCCAATCCCTCATATCCAGTTTCTAGTAGCAAATATGCATATACTAAAGGTTCTATACCAGCCACTCCATCTAATAAATCTGCTTATATTCGAGGCTCTGTTGTTGCTACTCCGTCTAGCAAATCTGCTTATATACGTGGAGGAATAACTAGTACTGCTAATAAGTCAGCGTATATCAAAGGACAAACAACAGGAATAAGTAATAAACCTGTTTACTTGAAAGGGCAATCAGTAACAAGTAGTAATAAACCTGCATATACTAAAGGTGCTCAAGATGTAACCACTTCTAAGTTTGTTTATTTGAAAGGGAGTAGTCCTTCTGTTTCAGCTAAATTTGCTTATTTGAAAGGGAGTACATCTAGTAATACTAATAAGCCAGCCTATCTTTTAGGTGATAGTGGTTCAGGAATAACCTCAAAATCTGCTTATTTGAAAGGTTTATCAACATCAGTTTCAAGTAAATCAGTTTATATAAAAGGCAAGGATATAACAGTTTCAAATAAACCAGCATATATAGCTGGTAAAAATACTGCAATAATTAGTAAATCCGCATACTTATCTGGACAAAGTTATGGTATTACTAGTCATTCTGCGTATATACGGGGAATAGCTACAGCAGTAAATAGTAAATTCGCTTATACAAAAGGTCAATTTACTGCTAGTACAAATAAATCTGCTTATATAGTTGGTAAAGCTACAAGTATATCAAGTAAATCCACTTATTTAGCTGGTGGTATTCTAGTAGATACTAGTGTTTCTGCATTTATTCAAGGATTTATAGCAGGAAATCCTGCATCTACTCAGGTGCCAGCATACATCTTAGGTGCTGGAGATGTAGACCCAGAAGTTACTTATATTGTCTTTATTGTACCTGGAAAACCTGGACATGAAGCACATACTAGTGTTCATGCTTTCTTACAAGGCCCATCAGCAGTTACAACTTCTATTCATGCTTACTTAGTTGGAAAGATAAATACAGTAACATCTGTCTTTGCTTATATCAAAGGACAAAGTACAACAGTATCTTCTAAGTCAGCGTATATACGTGGACAATTTACTTCTGTAACATCTAAAAGTGCTTACTTATGTGGGCAAAATACTACAGTAACTTCAAAATTTGCTTATGTAAAAGGTAAATCTACATCTGTTACTTCAAAGTCTGTCTTTATTAATGGTGAAATAAAAGTTGTAACTTCAAAATCAGCATACTTGAAAGGTTCTGCATCAAGTATTACATTTGTACATGGTTATTTAAGAGGACAATCTTCTGGAATATCTAGTACTCATGCATATATTAGTGGTAAAAATGTATCAACTACTTCTAAGGCTGTCTATCTAAGAGGTGGTATAAATGTAGTTACATCTAAACCAGCATATATTAAAGTAAATGCAGTAGCACAATCAGTTATACATGCTTATATATTAGGTTATTCTGCAAATAGAACAACTGTACCTGCTTACTTACGTGGGCGAGCATTTGGTATAACAAGTAAGTCAGCATTTATTAGTGGTATTGTACAGTCAATCAAACATGCATACTTAGCTGGTAAATCATTAATATCTTCTAATAAATCAGCATACTTGAAAGGTAAAGATACAACAAATAGTTCTAAATCTGCTTACTTAGCAGGTAAATCTTTACCAATTACATCAAAATCAGCCTATCTACGTGGGCAATCAACTACTAGTAGCAGTAAATATGCATACTTAGCAGGAAAAATCAGCAGTATTTCTTCAAAATATGTGTATTTATCTGGTAAATCAAGCATTAATTCTACAAAAAGTGCTTATTTATCTGGAAAAACTTTAATAAATTCAAATATTCATGCTTATCTAAATGGTGGTATAATTATAACTAGTCAAGTACCAGCATTTGTAGCTGGATATGCAGTTATAAGTACATATGTACATGCATATGTAAATGGATTTTCATCCAATATATCATTTGCTCATGCTTACATGTATGGTGTAATAGCTGCAAGAAGTTCTATTCATGCATACATGTTCGCTACAGTTCCAACAGTACTTCATAAGATAGAATGCAAGACAGTAATAAATACTAAGATGTCATTTAGAACTGTTATAAATAAAGAAATGAAATTCAAGACAACAATTGCCACACACGCAGCATTTGTTACAACAATAAATACAACTGTAGATGCAGTAGTTAATATAAATTCAGAAATAAAAAGGATTGTAAAAATATGAGCCATGTAAATATATTCAGAACAGATTATGGGCATCTCTTGGAGGTACAAGTTGAAGAAATTGATGAACTAACTGGAGTAAAATCTCCAGCAGATTTATCATTATATTCATCTATAACCGTTATTGCTAGAAAACCCGATGATACAATTGTATATTTACCAGCTACTGCTAGTGGTATAAATTATGTAAATGCACTTATACCATCTGGATTTTTTTCAGATTCAGGACATTATTCATTTGATACATTACTAGAAAACGCATTACAAAGATTTCACTCAACAGAATTTGGATTAAATATAGTAATACCAATGGAGGAGTAAGATATGGATTACACGGTGCAAGAATCATGTAGGATTTGTAAAGGAAATTTGAAAGATATTTTTAGTTTGGGAAATATATATCCATCTGGATTTGTAGATAAGACCAAAGGAAAACCAATTCCTTTGTCTCTAGTAGAATGTGAAGACTGTCATCTTGTGCAGGAAAAATATAATGTTCCCTTGGATAATATGTACAGAACCTATTTCTATCAGTCTGCTATCAATCCATCAATGGTATCATCTTTACAAGAGATTGTTACTGAGATAGAGAATACTATTAAGATAGAGGATTTGGATGTATTAGTGGATATTGGGTGTAACGATGGGACGCTACTTAGTTTATACAAAAATAAAACTGCTTATAAAATAGGATATGACCCAGCTTTGAATTTAGCTGATAAGGCTAAAGGACATTGTAATACTTTTATTAATGATTACTTTAATAAAGATTCTTATTATTTCAATAAAGCTAAAGTGGTTACAGCTATAGCTATGTTCTATGACTTACCAGACCCAAATAAATTTGTGGAAGATGTAGATAAAATTCTAACAGATGATGGAATTTTTGTGGTTCAGTTCACAGACCTAGTATCTATGTTAAGAATAAATGCTTTTGATAATATATGTCACGAACATCTAGAATATTATAAATTAGATGATGTAATAAATTTACTAAATAAACATAATCTAAATGTATTTAGAGTATCTTATAATAAAGTAAACGGTGGAAGTATAAGAATATTTGCTAGTAGAATTTCTACATTCCTAAATGAAGATAATGTTTATAATTCATTACAACAGGAACTAGCTTACTTAGATAGTCCAGAAGGTTCTATTAAAGCCTTCAATGATAGGATTCAAAATATCAAAAAGATTGTTTTAGAATTTCTAATAAGAAGTAATGATGGTGGTATCAGGGTATTTGGTATGGGGGCATCTACAAAAGGAAATACATTACTTCAATACTTTGGTATAAATAAAAATCTATTGAAAGCAATAGCAGAAGTAAATCCAGATAAATTTGGCAAGGTAACTATAGGAACAGAGATTCCTATTATATCAGAGGATGAAGCATTTGGTGAATATCCAGATATATATTTTCTACTACCTTGGCATTTTTGGGATAACATTATAAACAAAAATATAAAATTTTTGGAGGATGGTGGAGCATTTGTTGTACCATTACCTGACCCAAGAATTTATTTTATGGAAAAAGGAAGGGTTGAATGGACATCACTAGAAAAAGTATTGCCATGATGATTGATGAACTTAGTATTGTAAACATACGCTGCTGGTACGCACAGGAAAAACTTATGAATGAATCTCTTTCTGCTGAGGAAAGATTAGATGCAGCAATCTTAGCACAGAAATCAAATGCTAAACGGTCTGCACTTGTAAGTGCCATTGACCAAGCGTTGAGTGGGGAAGTATCTAATTTAGGAAAAACATATAAATGACATACTATGGACAATTTGAACCACCTACAGACCAAGTTATAGAAGAATATTTTCCTAATCAACTTGCAGGCATAGCAGTTGAAGTTGGGGCAGCACAGGGAATTGCTGCATCAAATACTTTACACTTTGAAGAACTGGGTTGGAGATGTTTGTGTATAGAACCAAATCCTAATCTATTTGCTCAACTTCAAAGAAATAGAAAACATGTTCTTAACTATGCAGTAGCAAATTCACAGGCAAATGATGTAGATTTTCATGTATGTACTCCTGAAGAAACTGCGGTCAGTTCTCTAAATTTAGATTCTAGATTAGTTCAGGAAAATCATGTAACTAGAATCTACACAGTTAAGGTTAATGTTAGAACACTTGATTTTTGTATAAAAGATTTTTTTACTCCCATTGACTTTGTATCTATAGATACAGAAGGAACTGAACTAGACATATTGAAAGGATTTGATATTAATAAGTACCAACCTAAATTATTAGTTATTGAGAATAACTTTAATAATCCAAATATAGAAAAATACTTATCTAATTTTGGCTACAAGAAAGTACAGAGACACATAATAAATGATTTCTTTACCAGATAATTATTTTACAGAAGGTGATGCAGAATATCTATTGACTTTATTTGATAAAGATTTCAAAGGTATCATGGTAGATGTAGGTGCCCATAGTAACTATAGAAGCAATAGTCTACTCTTAGAGGTAAATGGTTGGGAAGTATTTTGTATTGAACCTAACCCAAATTGTGTATATAAGTTAACAGATAGAAAACATTATTATCAATTAGCTGCAGGTGCGGAAAATAAAAATAATATAGATTTTTTTATATTTTGTGAAGAAGATGAACAATCTTGGACTGGATTTTTTGAACATCGGGCAGGTACTCTAAAAGAAACTGTAAAAGTAGATATGGTAACTTTAGATTATTTTCTAGAATCAATAGCTAAGTTAGACCATGTAGATATACTCTCAATAGACACAGAGGGATATGAAATGGAAGTCTTAAAAGGGATAGACTTGGATAGATGGCAGGTCAAAGTTATTTGTATAGAGAATTGGGATGATTGGTCAGAACAAAATAATTATCTACTAAATAAAGGATATAAAAAATCAAAAAGAATAATATTCAATGATTTTTGGGAGAGGAATTTATGAAAGTAACATTTATAACACCATTAACAAGACCACATAATATAAAACTAGTATATAAATCTATAATAAATAGTGTTACAAAGGATATGAAATGGGAATGGATTGTTGTAGAAGATGGTAACTCATTACTAGATAATGATGAATGTCTATATACAAAATATATTTCATATTCAAGTGCTGATAAAGGTTTATCTGGAAATCCACAAAGAAATATAGCACTAGACCACGTAGGATGTGATAGCTACGTATACTTTCTAGATGATGATAATATTATACATCCAAATTTGTTTCGCAGAGCCACTAAAATATTAGAAAACTCTAATAAAGCTTTAATCTTTTCCCAGGCTTTTGAAAATGGTTTTATTAGATTAGTACCAAGACCTGATATGATAGTACCTTGTCATATTGATACTGCCCAATTTTTAGTCCCAAGAGATTTGATAGGAGACTTAAAGTGGGAGGACTGGAACTATTGTGCAGATGGAGTTTTCTTTAGTACTCTTTATAATCAACATAAAGAAAGATTTATAATAACTAAAGAGACACTTTGCTACTACAATTATCTAAGATGATACTAAATCTTTGGGGTTCCCTTGGCGACCATGTAATTATGACAGGTATACCAGAGGCTTATTTTAAAATTTTTGGTGAAAAAACTAAGGTTATAAATAAGCATAGTGACTTATTTTGGAATAATAATCCCTATATTATAGAACAGAGTGTAGGAAAAGATTGTCACTTTGCTCCTAATAATCCAGATACTTATCAAGTTTACTATCCGTTAAGAGTATTTCATGATATTACAGGAATATGGATAGACGAAATAGATGTTCAACCTAATCTATATATACCTAGAAAAACTATTCCTAAACTTGTAATCATGAATGACCAAGCAGGATGGCCTTCTAGAAGAGGATATAGATATTTTACTAATCTATCTAGAAGATTGATAGGAGAGGGATATACAGTTGCATATCTAAGAAATAATGGATTTAGAGACTGTACAAATAAAATATCAGCGGGGCAGATATGGAATTATAGTTATATGCTAGAAAATCTACCAATGCCCCAATTAATAGATAGAATGTCAGAAGCAGCCCTTTATATAGGATATGACAGTGGTATATCTGCATTAGCAGGGGCACTAAAGATACCATATATAACTTTTTATGGTAGTATACCAGCAATAAATACAGCACATGATACATGCATCTTTGCCGTAGATGAATGTGACCATTGTTGTACAGACCAGTGTAATAAAAGTTGTTTGACTTTGTATGAGGACAAGACAGATGAAATAATGGAAAGGATTAAAGCACATGGAATTTAATTTATGTATACCAACACTAAATAGGTATGATTTATTAGTAAGATGTTTAGAATCAGCAGAAGCTGGGACATTGAAACCAACTGCTTATTATGTAATTGACAATGGAATGAACCTTGATTTGGATACAGTACCAAAGGAATTTGGGAATAGGATTTATATAGTAAAGGTAAGATACAACTTGGGAGTAGCTAGAAGTTGGAACTGGTTCTTTGATAATATACCAGATAATATCGTTCTTTGTAATGATGATATAGAATTCTATGAAAATTCTCTTGAAGTATTAATGAGTGGATACGATGAAAATTTTGCAATCTATCCTGCAGTTGGTTCAACATCATTCTCTCTGATACAATTTCCTAGAAAGATAATTAATGATGTGGGATATATGGATGAGAATATATCTCCTTTCTATGCTTACTTTGAAGATAATGATTATCATTATAGAATGAGATTAAAAGGATATGATATAAAATCTATAGATGGCTGTGTGGTAAAACATGAAGGAAGTGCAACGCTTAAGAAATTTACTATCTTAGAACAAAATATGCACCATGGAAAATTTATTGCAGCAAAGGCTAGATATATTCAAAAATGGGGTGGAGAACCTGGTAAGGAAAAATTCACTGAACCTTTTGATGGGAAAAAGTAATGGCATTACAGGAAAAAATAACAGCAGACGAGTGGCATCTATATGAACTTTTAAAACATCCAGTTCTATTTGGTGAGTTTTATAGAAATCTAGATACACCTGCGTATGCAACTAAAAAGTTTGAATACTCTAGTTACCAGAAAGAATACTTATGTGATTTCAGCCATTATGTATCTCTGTGTTGTGGAAGAGCAGTTGGTAAAACTGTAACTCTAACAGATTATATTTTATGGATACTCATAAATAATTTCTTTCCTAATGAATATATTTTATACACAGTTCCAAACAAAGTTCACTTGGAACCTGTATTTACAAATCTAATAAAATATTTGAGAAGTAATACTCTTCTTAAAAATTTTATAGAACCAAAAAGAGGAATTAATTCATCCAGTTACACTATTACATTATTGAATAATGCACAATTGTTATGTAGAATTGCTGGACAATCTGGGACAGGTGCAAATGTAATTGGTACTCACACACCAATTATTATCTTGGATGAATCTGGATACTATCCTTGGGGAACTTGGCTAGAATTACAGCCTGTTCTAAATACATGGGAAGATGGATTTAAGTTGTGGGTGTCAGGTGTTCCTACAGGATTGAGAGAAAATTGTGTTATCTATTTAGCCGATGAGGTTATGGAAGAGTTCTCTCACCATAGAACATCTGCTCATGAAAATCCAAGATATACAGAAGAAGATGAACTGAAAAATATAAAACAATATGGTGGGCCTGACAGTGAAGATTATATCCACATTGTTTTAGGAAGACATGGTTCTCCAACCTTTGCAGTATTTGATAGAAGATTAATGAATATAGCTGAATATGCTACTTATAAAATTAGTATGTCTGGTATAGACTATTCTTATACAGAGATTATAAATCGTATGGCACTTATCCCACCTCTACCACCACATGATTTAACAATAATGGGAATAGACTTAGGATATACAGAACCCACTTCAATCATGATACTTTATGAGAAAAATGGTATAATGAAAGAACATGCTAGAATTAATTTTTATAAAGTTGCATATCCAGTCCAAGAAAAAATAATAGACTATCTAGATACTAAGTTTGGAAGACCAGAAGTTATAGGAGTAGATGTTGGTAACGAAAAAGGTTTAGTACAACATCTATTAGAAGATGATAATTATCTTCACAAAAATTATGCTAAAAGATTATTTCCAGTTTCCTTTGGTGCTTGGATAAGTCTAGGAGAAAACTCAGAGGGAGAGGAAATAAAAGTAAAAACTAAACCTCACAGTGTATCATTACTTCAAGAGTATACTAATACACATAAGATTATATATTCATCAACAGACTTTGATTTGATAACAGAACTTGAAAGAATGACGTATACTAAAACACCTACAGGAGAAGTAGTCTATAAGACACTTACACCTAAAGGTGGTAAACGAGGTGAAGACCATAATACAGCAGCTATGCTATGTGCTATGATGGCATACTATATGCTAATCGTAGGTCTGCTATTTTCTAAAGCACAAGTACGATTAGCTAAGAGTAGATGGGTAGTTTAAAATTATAATGGAGAATACTATGGACAATAATAAAGCAATTAAACTAGCAAAAGCAACATTTTTTATGCCAGCTCCTAGTTTACCAACTGATATAAGTGTATGGGGTAGTAATCAAGTAGATAAACTCTCCTTTGAAGACCATAGCACCTTTGTTAAGATTTTAAAGGACTGTAGATTTTTCTTTAGACATGAACCTATTGCTACTACTGTGGTAACAAAGATGGTTAGTCTAGCTATTAATGATATTATTGTTCCAGAAAGTAATATCCCCAAAACTGATTACCAGATATATGAATCCCTAAAGAAAGATGTCATACGATTTTTAAGAAAGGCTGCTTTGGAGTTCTTGACTACTGGACTAGTAGTTCCAGAAATAACTTTGACAACTTTAAATAGATTACAATTAAGAAATAAAGGAATTCAAAGATTAGATAGTCTACTTTACCCCACTAGTATGTGGTTAAGAAATGCACAAGATATTGTAATCAAAAGACCTTTTATTACTGATGAAGAATCTTATTTCTTAATAGTTCCTGATGAAGTAATAAACTTCTTTCAAAATAAAGGTGCATATGATGATGGGTCTAAAGACATAGCCCTATATCAAAAAATTGTTACAATGTATCCAGAATTTGTAGCTAAGATTTTAGCAGGCGAAACAAAAATATTACTTGATAACCCACTTATAGTAAAATCAACCATGCTGGCTGATGCTCAATATCCAATCCCTTATTTATACCCAGGGTTAGAGTCTTACAAACATAAGAGAAATCTTAGAAGAATGGACTATTCAATTGCATCTAGAGTTATTAGTGCTATCTTACATGTAAAAGCAGGAAGTGATGAGTTCCCTCTAACTGAGGACCAACAGGAAGTTCTAGATGATTTGGAAGCTAAGTTCCATTGGAGAGAGGGGATTAGTCCTACAGATGTAGAAAGAGTATTTACACTATTTACCAATCATACTATAGAACTAAATTGGATATTTCCTGATGTAGAAGCATTACTAAATGATAAAAAATATGACGCAGTAAATAAAGATATAATCTTAGCACTAGGATTTCCTAGAATTTTAATTACTGGTGAGACAGAACGGTCATTTACTTCTGACCCAGAGATAGCTACACTTTCTCCAGAGAGTACAATGAATGTAATGAGAGATGAACTTTTCCCTATTATATATAAAGTATTCTATGAAGTAAAAGAAAGAAACAAACTTAAAGGGGATTTACCTGAAGTAAAATTCAAACCTATAAACTTATTAGGATTAAGATTATTCTATGAGGGTATACAAAAATTATATGATACTGGTAACTTGTCTAGAAAATCATTTACTGAATCTTATGGATTTGATTTATCAGAAGAACTAAATCATAAAGTAGAAGAAAAAGAAATGATGAAAGAATTAGGACTAGATTTACCAACTGCAGGAGAACCAGAACCAATAGTACCAGGTGCTCCTGGAAAACCAAAATCAGCAGCACCTAAACCCGCTGCTAAACCAAAGCCAAAAGCAGGTGCACCCCCTGGGAATGACAATGGTAAACAATAAAAGAGGTTAAATTATGATTAAAACAATCACATTACAAGCATCTGATGTACAATTAATGATAGATAAGTTAGAAATAGAAGAGATGGCAGCTTCGGCTTCAATCTCTTTGAATCCTAACGTTGCTTGGATGAAATTCTTGTTAACGGATGACCAACATAATGCCAACAAACAGAGAATTCCTAGGGAAGAATTTGCCAATGTTCTAAGAACAGGCTTATTCATGCCTCTAAAAATGGCATATGGAGAAGTATCTGAAGGACATGATAGTACATTTCCATTAGGTGTTATGACGCATTTGAAGACAGAAGGAAATTCAATTCAAGCACTCGCGGCTCTGTGGGATAGAGAAAGACACG